TTATGAACCTGTGGTGATCATCCCAGCTGGGGACGGGAAGATTTCGTTCTATCCTTACATGCCCTATGCAGATGTTGCTGAATTGAAGGTTTCTAAGAAATCCATAATGTTTGTTGTTGACCCCATCCCCGAAATGGCAGAAAAATATAAAATCCATATTGGTGAAATTCTTATGCCAAATCCGAGGATTATTTCGTAAAAAAGCTTGACTTCCGTTCCATTTGATGCTATAATTACACTATGACAAATTTTTATACTTCTGTCGATAGATGGGCAAATGACATCCTCTATCGAGGATACGAGGGTGGAAAACCTGTAAAGAAACGGATTTCTTTTCAGCCATCGTTATTCGTTTCAGACCCAAAAGGAAAATTCAAATCCATGAGAGGGGAACCTCTCGCAGAATATGTGCTGCCTGATATGCGAGAGGCACGAAAGTTCCTTTCCCAATATTCGAATACCATTGAGGTCCATGGGAACACGAATTATGTGGCACAATACATTCAGAAAAAATATCCAGGTAAAGTAAATTGGATTAGAGATTCCGTTAATGTGACTTCGATTGATATCGAGGTTGCGAGTGATGACGGGTTCCCTGAACCGGATGCGGCTGCACATGAGGTAATTTCCATTGCCATGAAATCATCTGTAGACAACACATATTATGTCTGGGGAATGGGGGATTACGATGCAGAGAAAACAGTTCACGGGGAACTGAATATTGAATATGTTCGGTGCTATGATGAGAGAGATTTATTTCTCAAATTTCTAGGACACTGGACAGCATCTCAATTCGTTCCTGATGTGATTACTGGGTGGAATGTTAAGTTCTTTGATATTCCATACCTCGTGAATCGTATGAACCAAATTCTTCGTCCAGGAGAAGTGAAACGATTATCCCCATGGAATAAAATCAATTCCCGTGAAGTAAACATCATGGGACGTAAGAATAATTATTACGAGTTGATTGGAATCCAGACACTCGATTACATGGATCTGTATAGAAAATTCACTTACACCCAAAGAGAATCCTACAAATTAGACTTCATTGCTCATGCCGAGTTAGGTGAAAGAAAACTCAGTTACGAAGAGCATGGTTCTCTTCACTCCCTGTATAAGAACGATTATCAAAAGTTCATTGATTACAACATCAAGGATGTAGAGTTAATCGAACGATTAGAAGATAAAATGGGTCTTATCACCCTGTGCATGACGATTGCATATAAAGCAGGTGTGAATTATAATGATGCATTTGGAACCACAAATATTTGGGACACATTTATTTACAGGGTACTAGCAGAGGATAATGTAGTTCCGCCACCAAAAATAGAACAAGCAAAGGCCGAATATCCTGGTGGATATGTGAAGGTTCCTAAGATTGGTAAGCATGAGTGGGTGGTATCATTTGACTTGAACTCTCTGTATCCTCACCTTATTATGCAGTATAATATGTCACCAGAGACCATTTTAGATCAAAGAACAAGTGGGGTGAATGTAGATAATTGTCTCAGTAAAACAAGACCACAATCTGCTCTTCCTGGAACTGCAATGGCTTCTAATGGAACTCATTATACCAAGAAAAAGAGAGGTGTAATTCCATCTATTATTGATACGCTTTACTCGGAGAGGAAGGTTATCAAGACAGATATGTTGAAACTGAAACAGGAATATCAGGGAAACAAATCGTATAGATTGGAAAAGAAAATCAGCACTCTTAATAACCAACAATTGGCAATTAAGATTCTGATGAACTCATTATATGGTGCCTTGGGCAACAGGTGGTTCAGATATTATGATTTGAGAGTAGCAGAAGGAATCACCCTATCGGGGCAAATGGCAATCCGATGGGCAGAGAATGCCATGAATAATTTCATGAATAAGGTTCTTGATACAGGAGATGAGACTGATTACGTTATTGCCATTGACACCGATTCGTTGTATGTAAACTTTGCTCCATTGGTGGAGAAGTTGAACCTCACTAAAGATAATGCAGTAGCAATAATTGATAAGGTATGCGAAGAACAATTTGTTCCGATGCTCCAAAAGACATATGAAGAAATGGCATCTTATACCGATGCATATGAAAACAAGATGGTAATGGAGAGGGAAGTTATTGCAGATATAGGAATCTGGACTGCCAAGAAAAGATATATCCTGAATGTGCATAACTCTGAGGGGGTTCAGTATGATGAACCAGAACTAAAAATCATGGGAATCGAGGCAGTAAAATCTAGCACCCCAGAGATATGTCGTGATGCCCTGAAGAATATTTTCAAGGTAATCGTAGAATCTGGTGAAAAGGAAACTCAGGATTCGATACAGACATTCAAGGAGTATTTTGCCACCAGACCAGCACATGAGGTATCATTTCCTCGTGGCGTAACAAATATAATAAAGTGGGAAGGTAATGACGATGAGGGTATATATGCCAAGGGGACACCAATTCATGTTCGTGGTGCTCTTTTATACAATGATGCGATTGTTAGAGGAAAACTTATGAGAACTTATCCCCTGATAAAGAATGGGGAGAAAATAAAGTTCTGTTATCTAAAGGTCCCGAATCCGGTGCAAGAGAATGTTATTTCCTTTCATGATTATTTGCCAGAGGAATTGAATCTGGAAAAATATATTGATTACAACAAGCAGTTTGAGAAAACATTTATAGATCCTATCACACCTATCCTCAAAAGCATAGGGTGGTCGGTAGAACCACGATCAACATTAGAGGCATTTTTCGGATGATTGATATAAAGAAATTGAGAGTAAATCAATTGGTGCCGTATTATATGATGGCATCATATTTGTATTACACGAGTAGTATTGAATCCCCGATGACGGATTCAGAATACGATGATTTGTGCAAAAGATTGTTGGATAATTGGTCTGTCATTGAGCATCAACATAAATATCTAATAGATCATGATGCTCTATCATCAGGGACAGGATTCTATTTGAAGATTCAAGATTATCCTAGAATGGTTGTTGGCGCAGCAGTTCAATGGGCAAAAGATAATGAATGATCCATATGCAAATATCGATATTCCTCAAGTCGTAAAGGATTATGCTCGTAAGATTATATGTAGGGTATACTGCTCTGATTGGGCATCATGGAAAGACCGTGCTGAAATATTGGTTCAACATATTGATAGAGTAGCAGAGGGTGATTATCATGTCCCAGAACCATATAACGATTTGTTCGCATCAGAGATAGTAAGATTATTCAATTTACTTGAGCCTATGGAACCTGAGATAAATGATATAATGGAACTAAGAAAATTATTACGGGAGAATATGGCGTTTGAGAATCTTAGACTAGATAGCTAAAATGTATTCACTAACAATATTTAAAAATATATTTGATAATAAAATAGAGAAATCTATGGACTTTCATTCATGGGATTCCTTTGAGAATTTATTGTATCAGTTGTCAGATTTACCTGCCTATAAAGCAAAAAAGGGCGAGAGTGGCGGTGCCAAGAAATCTAGTCCACTGATTTCACCGGCCACATATACAAAAAATTCCCGTAGAAATAATGAGTCTGTTATTGCGTGGGGAGGGTGGGCAGCCCTAGATATTGATGACCACGAAATACAAGGAGACCTGGAACAAGAACTTTTTGATAAATTCGGACATTACTATTATGTTTGTTACTCTACTGCCAGTAGCACCAAAGAACATCCAAAGTTCAGGTTAGTCTTCCCCCTCACAAAAAGTGTTCCTTCCAAGGATATCAAGCACTTCTGGTTTGCCCTGAATACAGAATTCAGTGGTCTTGGTGACCCGCAGACCAAAGATTTTAGTAGGATGTATTATGTTCCGGGGCAATATCCTGGGGCACATAATTTTATATTTACTAATGATAAAGGCAAATTTATAAACCCCATGGAGATGATGGAGTCGGTTACCTACATTTATCAGGGGGCATCCAATAACTTTTTGGATATGTTGCCCAAGGGTCTGCAAGAGGAAGTTATAGCGCACAGAAAATCAAAACTTGATAACAAACACAAATACAAATGGTCGGGGATTGATGATTGTCCATTTGTATCCAAAAGAATACTTCAAGAATACGTTAGAATTACTGGCACAGGATGGTATCATAAGATGTATCAAATGATGGTTTCCATAGCATTCAGTGCCATTCGTAAAGAGTATCCAATAACGGCATTGGAGATAGAGACCTTGATGAGAGAATTTGATTCAAGAACAGGTGGGTGGTACAAGAATAGACCCATTATAAAAGAAGCAAATTCAGCACTTAATTATGCATATAAAAATTCAGACATAGGATAAGATATGTACAAATATCAAGCAAAATTAATCAGAGTTGTAGATGGAGATACGGTTGATGCGGAGATAGATCTTGGATTCAACATTTATATTCGTGAACGTATTAGAGTAGAAGGTATTGATACCCCAGAAACAAGAACAAGAAATAGTTTCGAAAAGTCATGGGGGCATAAGGCAAAGGAACGGGTAATAGAATTATTGGATGAGACTGATGGTAATTTTATTCTTCAGACAAAGATTCAGAAGAAAGGGAAATTTGGTAGAATCCTTGGTAAAATGTATACAGATATATTTGACCATAAGAGTATAGGAGATAAGTTGATTGAAGAGAGATTAGCAATACCATATGAAGGTGGGAACAAAAAGGCTGCTCGTGAAAAGCACGGTGTAACAGAACTATGGGAAACCACTATTCCCAAAGAGGATGAAGAAAAATCATATATACGAGGTGGGAACGGTTGTTAAATTATAGGAGATATTGATTATGAGTTTGATGGAAAAATTACAAAAGAACAGTAAGATCAGTGATACAGATATTCTTGCTGATTCTAAATTGTTCAAGGGTGGGGACAGAATTTCAACAGATGTCCCGATGATGAATGTGGCACTATCAGGTAAATTAGATGGTGGTCTCGCATCTGGACTGACTGTTCTGGCTGGTCCTTCTAAGCATTTCAAGACACTGTTTGCCCTGAAGTTGGCAGCAGCATTTCTCAAAAAGTATGATGATGCCATATTGTTGTTCTATGATTCTGAGTTTGGATCACCTGAACAATATTTTGGGATGTTCGATATTGATATGAAAAGAGTACTCCATACTCCTATCGTTGACATTGAACAACTGAAGTTTGATATGGTGGGGCAGCTTGAAAACATAGATCGAAAGGATAAAGTTGTGATTGTTATTGATTCTGTCGGCAATCTGGCATCTAAGAAGGAGTTAGATGATGCAAGAGATTCGAAATCAGTGGCAGACATGACCCGTGCCAAGGCACTGAAGGGACTGTTCCGTATGGTCACACCTTACTTGACCATGAGAGACCTACCTCTACTGGCAGTAAATCACACCTACGAGACCCAGGAGATGTTCAGTAAGCAAGTTGTCTCTGGTGGCAAGGGGATCTATTATTCGGCATCTAATATTTGGATTGTAGGACGCAGACAGAACAAGGTCGGCACTGA